AGTTTGCGATTGCTTCTTGTCTTCAGGATTATAAGGACCTCTTGGGCGCCGGCGGAAGTCGTTATAGTGATTGGTTGGAGACGTTTTTTGCTTCTAAGATTGAACATGTCGATAGGCCGAAGCTTCTGTTTTCTGCCTCGCAGACAGTTAATGTTCAGGTAGTCATGAATCAGGCTGGCGTAAATAACTTCCAACCCGGAACTGACGGTGGTAGTATTAATAATCCACTTGGTCAGCAAGGAGGTGCTATTGCCTTCAACGAGCGTCTCGGCCGTCGTCAGTCTTATTATTTTCGCGAACCTGGTTACCTGATTGACATGTTGAGTATCCGTCCTGTTTATTATTGGGCTGGTGTTTACCCTGACTACCTTCATTATACAGGCTCTGATTATTTTAATCCGATTTACAATGACATTGGTTACCAGGATGTTCCCAACTTTCAGTTTGGTTTAGGCACTACAACTACAATCGAGTCGGTCGCTAATGAGCCGTGCTTCAACGAATTTCGGTCTTCTTATGATGAAGTTTTGGGCCAACTGTCTCGCTTTCAAAGTAGTATTCTTAGTAGGCCTCTTTATTCTTATTGGATTCAACAGCGCGTTTTGTCTCAAAGTTATAATACTTACTACGCTAATTTATTTGTCGATTTAGCTCAAGTAAATTCGCCTTTTGCTTCTAACCTTGAGGATAATTTCTTTGTGAATTTGTCTTATTCGGTACAGAAGAAGAATTTGGTAAATAAAACTTTTGCTACTCGTTTGTCTAATCGTTAATACATTTATTATATGGCACTTGATTGGCTTCTTGAAGATGCTCCTTCTTATGTTTCTCGTGGTCAGCGCATCATGTCCGTTCTCGACGGCTCTGGTTCTGTTGATGTTCTTCCTGGCCGGCCGGATGTGGTTGTTGAGCCTTCTGATTTCGAGAAAGGGGAGAAGTTTAACCCTGATATCGATTTCGACCCTAATTCGTTTTCTCGTATGGATAAATTCGATGGTCTTGAAGTTGGCCAGGAACTTATTGATTCTGAGATCGATAGGTCGAAATCCAATTCAAAGTCGGCTAACTCTGAAGAAAAATAGTACATTCTTTACTTGACGATATATGCTACGTGCGCGGACCCCTTTTGCAAGAGTCCGTGAATTGCTGAAGGTTATTGGTAACGACTGCAGGAGAGGCCGCGCATTTTTCTATCGTTCTTTAAATTTTACTACCATGTCTGATATTAAACAGCCGTTTTATAAGTCGAAGGCGTTTTGGACACTCGTCTCTTCTATTGTTGCTGCTTTAGCTGCCTTTTTTCTCTCCTCGTGTTCTGCCCAGGCTAGGGTGCAGCGTAGCGGTGTTCATATCGATACTGTGCGGGTCGATTATATCATTCGTTCTAACAATTTAACCCATATGTAGTATGCCTATTCCTGTTGCCGCCGCCGCATCTTTCGGTCAAGCTCTCGGTCAGTCTGCCGCTTCTACGGGTACTACAGGCTTGATATCCGGTGCTCTTGGTCAGCTTTTCGGCGGAATGAACGCTCGTCGTCAGTGGCGTTTTCAGCAAAAGCAAATGAAGCTTCAACAGCAGTACGCTTTGGAGCAGATGCAGAAGCAGTCAGAGTTGTCTTATGCTAATTGGCAGAAACAATTTGATTATGAAAACGCCTATAATGACCCTTCGAAACTATTTGCTCGCTATTTGAAGGCTGGTGTTACCCCCGCGGCCGTCCTTGGTTCTTCTGGTGTTGGAGTTAACGCTACTATGTCAGGAGGTTCTGCTGCTATGCCCTCCGCTTCCGGTCCTTCTGGTGGTTCTTCTGTCAGTCCTGGCGTTTCCCCCGCTGCCGACCCTACTGCTATTGCGCAGAATATGATTGCGCAGTCTACGGTAAGCCGTAACGATGCTGCCGCTAATCGCGATAACGCGGAGGCTCAGTCGATTAATGATCAGAATGTCGGCAATCAGCTTTATGTCGCTATGGCCCAGGCTCGTGTAGCCCTTGATGAAGCATTAGCAAAACATAATTTGGCTGCCCATGATGTTCTTCGAGTTCAAGAGGATATAGAAAAGAATAATCGATTTATTTCTGATTCTACCCTTTTGAGTGTCATTGATGAAAAGAAAAATCAGGCTGCCCTTGTCGCTGCGGAAGTTCGCCGCTTGAATATCGAGAATGAAAACATAGGTGCTATTATGTCGGCTCAAGCCTTCATGATGAATACTCAGGCCACTCTTAATCAAGTTCTTGGCGAACAGGCTCGCGAAGTTATAGAGTCTTTGCGCTTAAATAATCTTGACACTGCTAATGAGCTCGCACGTAATTGGGAAAAGCGTTTCGATATCGAAATTCCGAATCCTCAGTATTCAGAAAATCTTAGGAGTAAAAATCCTATTACCCGTGGAAATCCTGGCCCTAAAACTTTCAAGATTTCAATGTCGCTTAAAGATTTTCACGATAAAACTATTATAAACGAAGCAAACGCATCTGACTTCCTTCCTGAGCAGGCCCGCATTGCTCTTCGTAACGCGAAGGTTGACCCGTATGTTGAAATTTCTAAAGCTTTAGTTGGTGCGGCTGCTAGCATCGCCGGCGCAGGTATAATTCGTGGAGGTATGTCTCGCGCATCTAAGACTATTTCTGCTGGCGGTTCTACCAGCGACTCTGCTGGTTCTTCACTTACGACTCGTTATGACTCGAAAGGAAATCTTGTTGGTTATGCGAAAACGGAGATGACACGCGGCACTCATTCGAGCTCGTATAATACTACTCGAAGCTATCGTTAGAATTGTTGATTTTTTTTTTGCATTTTAAGTTTTTGTTGTTACATTTGCGTTGTAAACCAATAACCGTATTGTTATGAAAAAAAACAAAAATTTCAAAGTTGACAAGCTGGCAATCGATGTTATAGAATACGCATTCGTTGAGTGGCTTGTTCGTCGAGGAATATTTACCGCTTTTAGGGCGAACTATGACCGCAGTTCTACGACTCGGAAAACCTTTCGAGACTGTTTGCGAGATCACATTCTATATGTTTATCGTAAGCCTAGCCTTGGCCCTGAGTCTCTTATCTCCTCTGCTTTTCTGTTTATTTCAACTCCTGAGGGTTACGAATTCTGGCTTAAGCACTCCGACGCCTGGAAGCGTTTTTACCATGAGCTTTAAATGAAACATTAAATTATATTATTATGACACAGGTTCATATAGTTGTCCGCCGTATTAATCCGGCTCTGAACGTCGATATTATTCAGGTCGGTCGTATTAAAGATGACCAGTTTTCGACATTATCTCTTGATGCTCTTGCGCATACTCCCGTTTCTGATTTTGTGGAGTATTCTAGTATCTCGGCTTCGCCCTATATCCATCATTGTCGCATCCCTAGCCTTGTCGAGGCCCTGATTGCGTACCCTGACTTTTCGGTCGATTTTTTCGACAATACACTCGTTCTTATGTTTAGTACTGATTTGTCTAACAATGAAAGCACGTCGAAAGAAGAAGGGAAAGGGCACTAGAATAGTGACCCGCCCGCTTGGTGGAAGAGTACTTTAACTCGCTGAGCCCCAGGAGATTCCCCTCTCCTGCGGGTTCTTTTTTATTCACTGGTTTACCGGTATATCTCAAACGAAGTGAAGCCATGGAGGCCGAAGACGCGCAGCGTCCCAGCCGTTAAGGCTGTCGGCCGGCGAAACGTAGTAATTGATGCTAAGTAATATTTTTAAGTTATGGATTATTTTGATTTTAGGCCTAGATTTTCTCCTATTGTTGATAGTGTTCCTTATCGCTACTCCATTGGCGCATATCGTGGTAAAAAGCGGGTCGTTATTGCTTGGTTCGTTGATGAAACTCCTGCGAATGATTACCTAGTTCGTTGTCGTCGCACTAACCCTTATATTAAGTTTGATTGCCTTAAAAGTCTTCTTTAATGGCCTGCTCTTCCCCTATATGGATACGAAATCGTCGTTATTTCGACAAGAAAAACCCTTGTCGTAATGGCTCTGATGTTGCTAAATCGGCTTTAGCTCTTCGTCCCTGGGACGTTGCTCGCCAGTGGCTAATGGTTCCGTGCGGAAAGTGCGAAGACTGCTTGCGTCGTCAGCGTAATGATTGGTTCGTCCGTCTAGAGCGCGAGTTAACTTGTTGTAAAGCTAATAGTCAGCAGGCTATTTTTATTACAATTACAATTGCTCCAAAGTATTATAATGAGGCGCTACTTGATCCTTCTCGATTCATTCGTCGCTTCAATGAGCGTTTGCGACATAGGCTCGGCCATTCGTTTAAGCATGCTTTCTTTCAAGAGTTCGGCACGCACCCTGAGATGGGAAATGAACCTCGGCTGCATTTTCATGGCTTTCTCTTTGGTACAAACGTGCTCTACAACACCATTCGTTCTGCTGTTCGAGACCTTGGTTTTGTATGGCTGTCGAAGGCTACTCATAAGCGCGCCCGATATTGTGTCAAATATGTTACTAAGCAAATTCAATTTAATCCCGAAGAGATTTCGGACAAATATGTTACTGTAGATGGAAAACTTACACCTTTATCTTGCCTCCTCCAACATCGCCGTTATACGCGAAAATTCGTATCTGCTGGCGTTGGTGATTTTCTTGGTTATATGCCTCGCCCTTCTGCTCGTGTTTCGACGTGGTCTTATTTCGATTGCAAGAAGAATATCGATTACAACTACACGATTCCTCGATATTACCTTAGATACCTTAAACCGGAAGACGAGGTTATGCGTTCGATTGCCGCTGCTGATGCTTATGCACATTTTAGCAAGTCTTCTCTGGTTAAGCGTGTTGTGTCTTTGTGTGTTGAGCGGTTCGGGCTCACTTCCGCCGTATCCCGTAGAGCGTCGTATGTGTGGGAGCAAAAGCAAATAATGCGTTTTTCTGCGTTTTCTCGGATGATGCCTGACTTCGACCCGCCTACTTGGCTGGATTTGGATATTCTTCAGTTTTGGAGAGATCATTATAAACTTCAACTAATCATTTAATTTATGGGTAAACAACCTTTTATTTCTCACGCCGTAAATGGCTACTCTCGTTATGACGTTCCTGAGAGTAAAGCCTTTACATGCACACCGGGTATTCTTTACCCGGTGCGAATTGATTTTATTAATGCCCGTGACCGCGTCTCTATCGAGCAGGGCATTGACGTTCGTAGCAATCCTCTTGCTGTTCCGACGTTTAACCCTTATACTATTCGGCTTCACCGTTTTTGGGTGCCGCTTCAACTGTACCACCCCGAGCTTCGGACGAATAGTAGTAAGTTCGACATGAACAATCTGAGTTTGAATTTTATCGCCGCTTCGACTACTGGCTCATACGAATTTACGACCAATAATTTTCCTTATTCTAACTCGCTGCTTCGTTGGTTACGCGTCGTCCCTTCCTCTATACCGACTCCAACTTCGAGTAATGTTCCGATGGGAACAAATCTTACAGCAGCTCAGTTGTCGTATCCTTTAGGTTGGTGTAATGCCGATTCTTATCTTGCTTACTGGGATATTGTTCGAAATTACTACGGCTATTCCCAGTGGGGAATTTACTCTTTTGCCTGGCCTTCTTCGTGGTATTTTCTTCAAAATTCAAATGGTTCTTCGTTTAATGTCATGCAGTATTTGCCCGATTCGGCTTATTTCTCTCAGCGTTTCGGGAACCTTGAGTTTCTTGATGCTTTTTTTGAGAGCCAGTTTTACCCCTCCGCCGTTGCTTCGTCCAATAATACGTATAATCGGGGAAACCTTTTCTCGCAGATAGTGTTTTCTGACCTCGGTGTTGTCGCCGCTGCTTCTTCTGATGGTTATCCCGTTTCGACCATCCGTCCCGGCAGTTTCGTCCTTAGTAGCACTGGACCTTCGTCTCAATACGCTACGATTCCTGGCGAAACGACTATTACCTCCCTTGGCGCTTTCTTGGTTGCGCATCCTATGGCTGTTGTTCCTTCTAACCCCGACCGTTATAGTAGATTGCTTCCTACTGGTTCGAATTCTGCCGTTTCGATGACCGGTGTTTCTACTATTCCGCAGTTGGCGATTGCTTCTCGTCTTCAGGAGTATAAGGACCTCTTGGGCGCCGGCGGAAGTCGTTATAGTGATT